CAGGACAAGCGTTTCATCTTGGAGATGACCGAGAGGATCCGCCGGGCAGGGCGGGATCGATCCATCGGGGGCAAGAGGGCCGACGAGGGGGAGAACCCGACGCGGGGTGGGGAGTGAGGGTAAGCAGACAGCGCCTGCAGAGCGTAGTACGGAGTAGGTAAGTACCCGCTGAATTCTGGTGGACGCGAAAGGAAGAATCGAATGGCTAATATGCCACGACCAGGGCAGGGCAAAGGCCCGCTCAAGCGCAACGCACAAATGCTGAAGACGGTCAGGCGACCAAATTCACCAGATCAAGACGCCGTCTACGGAGCGGACATAGATATATCGAACATCCAATATACTGGATTCGCTAATTTTTCAGCTATTACTGCCAATGCAGACGAGTTCATGTTCCTTTTCTGCAAAAAAAGTTTAACTTCAGCATTTCAGGCAGAATGCGAGTGTCTAATATACATGACGCCTGCACTTGCGAAAGCGCTTTTGAAAAACCTTCAGGATCAAATTGATGATTATGAGTCTGACTTCAGCCCAATAGAAACTGACGTTGAAAAACGTGTTACCGAAAAGGGAAAAAGGCGAATCGTTCGGATGGAAGCGAAGAAGGTAGCTGGTCAAGAATGAGATTCCTAGTGCCGGCATCCCCGCGTGGCAGCGGCACAGGGGTGATGCCTCAAGACCTACCCCAACCATCCCCAAGCAGGCCAGATGTCGAACGGCCATTCAGCGGCACGGGGTCTAATATCCGTAGCGCAAACCCGGTTTCCGATGGCGAATCTGCAACCGTTCGGAGTGGGCTGGTAGCCGTACAACACAAGGCCTATGAAGTGGCGTTGTCTGGGAACCTGCGCTTCGTCGGTGGCCGAGCAAATCCGCGAAAAGTACGGTGGGCGATCAATCCTGCCCCAAGCAATAATGCAGACAGAATGATTGCCGAACTTGACAGCCTTGAGATGGGTGTCGCTGACGACGACCCAGACTTCATACCGCCATCGCCAAGGTCGATCGAAGCCCTGCGCCGAGAGATTCACGCCCTGTTGCGCCTGGCCAAAAATGGAGGCTCGGCACCAAGACCGCACCTCAAATCGCTTCGGTCGCGGAAGAGGCGCCGTCCGACACCCATCAATATCCATTTCGGACACGTCCATCCCGATGACCATGGAGGATGTGAGATCACATGGAAAATCGACGGGAGGCGGGTAATTCTCGCATCGCGGGACAATGGCACGTCCCAAGACGTGTTTCTCTATGTTTCAAGAAGCCCCTATTATGACGCTTACCGAGGCGGAGACATTGCACCAAGCCTTTTAGACCTTTTCAGAAATAATTAGCCAATGCCAGATGACCAATCAGAGCCATATGTCGACGCCCCAAAGGATATTTCGGTCTATCGTATGCTCCAGCCTAAATGGATAGATGAGCACGGAGAAACTCGCCCAAGGGCGTTCTATGTCCGAGAGAGCGACGCGGAAAGTGGCATTTCAGTTGAACGATCGGACCGAATCCGATCATGTCAGTTGCGACATCTACCAAAATTTAAATATTGGAGAGGTGGAATTGGCGGATTCGGGAGAATATCCGTCAGTGATATTGAGCTTTTAACCTCACCACACAGCACAAAACGCCTAACAGTTCGATGTAAATCCTCAGAAGAGGCAAATGGCTCTAGCCATGCTGGGATTCATGGCCTTGCACCTTTCACCAAGGATGAAAAAGGCAATTATCTGCTGTCCGATGAGGAAACCCACTTCTGCTCAGAGCTCGCGAGCAGGTGCCACCCATTACCAGAGAGCGACTGGCTTCATTGCGATCCCAGTGCTGATTCTGATGGAACAGCGCCCGCTCCTACCCCACCAGCCCCCTAACGACCAGGGCCGCGATCCTCTCATGAACCGCGGCCCTGTCGTCGTCGTAGCGCCACAGGTCCGCCCCCAGCCGAAGCCGCACCGGCGTCCACGTCTCCAAAAGGTGGTGCGCCAGCTCGTGGATCGCGGCAGCCACCTGGATCTGCGGGTCGAAGGCCTCGTTCACCGCGACAATGGCGGGACACCCGCCCTGGGCCATCCACCAGACCGCCGACCTGGTCGCCGCCACCCTGCGCCGCCACGCCGAGGGGCCCCACGACGCGCCCGCCACGTGGGTCGCCGTCGCCGAGCGCCTCGGGCTGCGCGTGGTGCCGTACCACGCCCCCGGAGGCGGCAGGGGGGAATACCTCGCGCTGACGCCCCCCGACGCCTGTACGGGCATCGTGGCGTACAACACGGCCTATCCGGAGCGGGAGCAGGCCGGGGCGCTGGTGCACGAGCTGGCGCATCACCTCATCGCCGTGTGGCAGCCGCCGCTGCTGGAGGACGCCGCCGACTACTGGCGCTACGACGACGACCCGCGCCGGGTGCAGCACCGCGTGGCGCGACGGGCCGAGCGGGGCATAGGAAGGGACGCACAGGGGTGAGCGAGGAACACCACGAGCATGAGCCGGAGTACGTTGAGGTATGGCGGTTCTTCAAGTTCTGCCTGCTGATCCTGGTTTCTTCGGCTCTGGCGCTGGGTACCATTACGGGGTTGGTGTGGATGACGGAGTTCGCCTCCGGGCACAAGGTCTCGCACAAGGTCTTGGGCATCGTCGGGTGGGTAGACGGTTTCGTGATCGCCTCCGCTGCGATCGGAATGGGACTGGCCCACTTTCTGGCGATCGTCAACCGGCTGATCTTGCCGGTATGCAAGGAAACCTGGAAGGCGGTTGGCCGTCAAACAAACGGGGCGATGTCGGCCAAGCCGAGGATGGCCCCGATGAAGCCGAACCGGAAAGGACAACGATGAAAGGGAATCTGTCGCCGGCCATGCTGCGCCGTCTGATGTTGACGGCGACGGCCTTCGTGCTGGCCTATTCGGTCAACGCCACGATGCTGCTGATCCTGGCGTCTCTGTGCGGCGTCCACGTCTTCGTGCTGTGGATGCTGGCGGGCATGACCCTGCTCCTCACGATGCCGGTGGCGGCGGCCGTCGTCGTCAGCGACCTGGGCCAGCCGGAGGTCGCCGCGAACGACACGCTGGGCGCTTGGGTGGCGGGCTTGCTGATGAGGCTGCGTCTCTTCTTCTTCTCGCCCTTCATCGTTTTGGGGGTGGTGGCGACGTTCCTGGGTGCCCCCAGGGAGCGCCGCCAGCGCGAACTCCCGTGGCACCGGAGAGCCGCGCTCCTGATGGAAGAGATACTGTACGCCGATCGGTCGCTCCGCATCCGGGTCGGGTAGGCACGTCAACGGCGCAGGCGCGGCGCAAAGAGGCCCGGTGGAACGTTCCACCGGGCCTCTTTCGCTTGCTGGGAACCCCGCGAGGATCCCGTTACCGTTTCCGCGCGTGGAGGATCGGTAGGCGTGGGCACTCCTGGCGGTATAGGAGGCTTGCGCCCCTCACGGTTCCGGGACCGAGTTTTGCCGCCAGGCCCCCACTTCTTGACCCGCCCCGCAGTTTGAGCATCGTGGAGAGGCTTGCAGGGCGGGCACGTCCGGGGCGTCCCCCGGTTTCGATAGGTAAGAGGCGGGGCCGGTATGCCCGGTTCCCCCCGCCAATTCCTGCCCAGCGCCCGAAGGCCCTGGGGGAGTACAACCATTCTACCGCCACGGGTTGTGGAGTTGTGGAGTGCTCGGGGGCGAAGTCCACAAGTTATCACCAGGTGATAACTCGTCAACTTGGCTCCACAACTCGTCAACCGGCACCCACGCAGGAGGGGCGGCCGACAGGACTTAATTTTTCGACACTTCGATCTGTGACCAAAAAAGGGACCGGGGGACCGCTACGGTCCCCCGGTCCCAGCGCGTGGCGCGTCGATCTCCCGACCACCGCCCCACATCCGCGAAACATCTTGACACTCCGTCAAGATGTTTCGGCCACCGTCTCAGCGCCGCACGGTCACCCCGACCGCCGCGCTGCGCACCTTCGCCCCGGCCGCGTCCTGCGCCTCGAGCACGAGCTGGTGCGCGCCCACCTTGGCGTAGCGGGTGTCCCACACCGTCGTCCACGGGGAGCGGCTGGAGCGGCTGGTCGCCCTGCCGTCCACCAGCAGCGTCACCCGGACCACCGGCCCGCCGACGACCGCCTGGACGTAGACCGTGCCGCTCACGGTGGCGCCGGCCGCGGGGCTCGCGATCCGCACCGACAGGGAGGGCACCGGAGGAGGCGTCGGAGGCGGGGAGGCGGGCAGGCTCACCGCCCGGGCGACCGCCGCCCCAACGTCCAGCAGGCCCGCGCCGTAGAGGTCGTCGCGCCCCGGCTCCCCGAGATCCCGCGCGGTCGCCACGATGCAGTCGCGCACCTGCGCGGGCGAGAGGTCGGGGCGGGCGGAGATGACCAGTGCTGCGGCACCGGCCACGGTGGGGGCAGAGAAGCTGGTCCCCCACCACCAGCCCCACGAACCGCCCCGGCTGGTGGTGTAGACGTCGATGCCCGGCGCGACCAGGTCGACGATGGGGCCGGTGTTGCTCCACGAGGTCTTGACGTCGCCCCTGTCCGTCGCCCCCACCGTGAGGACGCTGGCGGGGTTGGGGGCGGTGAGGGCGGTCGAGGCGTTGCCGCCGCTGGCCACGAAGACCCCGCCCTTGCTCTCCAGGTACTGCGCGGCCGACTGGACCGTGAGGCTGTCGCTGCACTGGTACGACGCGTTGACCACCCGCGCTCCCCGGTCCGCCGCCCACCGGACCGCCTCGGCGAGCGTGGACCAGTAGGCGTACCCGGTGGCGTCGCTGATCCGGATCGGCATGATCCGCACCGGACCCCACGCCACCGAAGCCACGCCCACCGCGTTGCCGCCCTGCGCCGCCGCCGTCCCCGCCACCGCCGTCCCGTGCCCCTGCACGTCGGTGGTGTCGGCGGTGCCTTCGAAGAGGTTCCAGCCGGGGACGTACTTGGCGGCCAGGTCCGGGTGCGCGGGGTCGCAGCCGGTGTCGAGGACGGCGACGATCACCGACGCGGCGCCCGTGGTGGTCCCCCAGGCCACCGGCGCGCCGACGCGGGGAAGGTGCCACTGGTTGGGGTACAGAGGGTCGTTGGGGAGGGTCTGGGGGAAGCCCCGGCTATGCGACGTCGCATAACCGGGGAAGAGGGCGTGCCCGTCGTGGGGAACGCGGCGGTCCAGCTCCGCGAACTCCACGTCGGAGCGGCCGCGGAGGGACCGGAGCAGTGCCGCCGCGCTCTTCCCCCGCGACACCTCGACGACCTCCACCCCCAGCCTCTCCAGATGGCGCAGGCGCCGTCCCTGCCCCGCCCAGGCCACCGCGCGGTCGGGGGGGCCACCGGGGCGGAACCGCACCAGCACGCGGGAGGAGTCCCCCGGTGGAGCCTGCGCCTGTGCCGAAGCGCAGGCCCCCATGAGGACGACGAGGAAGACGGCGAGCATCATCGCCAGCAGCACGCGGGCCGCGAGTACCCGGGCCATGTCAGACCTCCCAGCCGGTGACGCGCACCAGCGGCTGCAGGTAGGTGGCGGTGTCGAGGTGCCCCATGCACACCATCGCGCCGTCCGGGGCGAACCGGGGGACGCTGACGCTGTTCGGGGGAGCGACGGCGGGCCGGGGGATGAGCGCGGCCACGTCGATCACCGCGTCGGTGAGCAGGTCCAGGACCAGCGTGAACTGGTCGAACAGGGTGCCGCTCGGCTTGCGCTTGAGGCCGTAGGCGGAGAGGTACCGGCCGTCGGGGGACAGGAACGCCCCGTGGATGGCCTCGAAGCCGGGCACCTCGGGGACGTAGACCTCGTCGATGCGGCTGTCCCAGACCCACGCGCGCGCCGTGACGTTCGAGACGGAGCCGACGTAGGCCCGGCCGACGACGAACTCGCCCGCGACGTAGGCGGCCGCCGCGCCCAGGAGATCCGGCCGCACGGCCGCCAGAACAGGCGGCTTGAACCCGAGCGGGATCGGCCCGACGCTGGAGACGACCCCGATGGCGTCGTCGATCTTCTTGCCGTCGAAGCCGTAGCGCCCGACCGGGCCGGAGCCGTAGACGCCGTCCTCGTCGATGCGCACCGCCTGCCCGCACTGGGGCGAGAGGCGCAGGATGCGGCCTTCCTTGAGGATGCCGCCGTAGGGCACCTGCCCGCCGCCGCCGACGGACACGCTGACCATGTCCTCGAAGCTTCCCGTGGCGGACACCTGCACCGGGTGGGTGGCGGTGCCACCCGGCAGCGAACCGCCGGGGAGAACGACCGGGTCGCCCCCGGTGATGGGGACCACCGCGGCGGTCCACCGGTTGATGGACCCCGGATCGGCGTCCCAGCGAACCACCACGTCGCCCTTGCTGTCGAAGCCCACCGGCACCAGACGCATGGGCGTCTGCGCCGTCAGAACCTGAACGTTGGCCATGAAACACCTCCAGCCGGTTACGCCGGCAGACAGAAGGCCCGCCCGCCTGTCGGGCGGGCCAAGGTGACGATCAGCCCTGCGGGTGACGAATCACCCCTGCGCGGGCCGCACGAGCGCCACGGTGCGGGCGCCCTCGTTGGGCAGGACGCCCAGGCCCTGCCACCGGGCCATCTCGCGCAGGCGTCCGTAGGCGACGCCCCCCGCGACGCGCACCGGCACGGGGATGGGAGCGCCGCGCCACGTCGGGCCGTCCTCCCACCCGAGCAGCGTGTCGGCGGCGGAGCCGTGCAGCGCCTCGAGCAGCGCCCGCACGCCCACCCAGCTCGCTCCGTCCTCGACCACCAGCGGCAGGCGCAGGGACGCCCCCACCGCCAGCGTCCAGCCCGGCTCCGTCTCCTCGATGAGGTCCGCCCACCGGACGTAGCGCAGGCGGCCCGTGCGGGGCCGGGCGGGGCGCGCGGCCACCTCCCAGCCGTTGCGGCTGCCCCCGCTGTTGGAGTTGCCCTCGACGGTGGCGACGGAGTCCGAGGCGACGCCGGTGACGATGCCGACGTGCGTGGCATCGTCCTGGCTCGCCATGACGAGGAAAAGGTCGCCGGGGCGCGGGTCGTGCTCGAAGAGGACGCGGTGGCGTCGGGCGTGGTCGAGCAGCACGTCGCAGGAGGCGGTCAGCGGCAGGGGCCACGCCTCCCCCAGCGCCTCGCGACCCGCCCACGCCACGAACGCGGCGCACCAGTAGGCGGGCTTGCGCCATCCGGTGACGGCGAGGTACTGCGCGACGCGAGGTCCCCAGTTGGATCCGCGCGGCTCCTCGGCGACCCCGACCTCGCCCTTTGCGGCGGCCAGCACGGCCGCGACGGCCTCGGCGCGGGTCACGGCGTCCTCCCGTCGTCGACCACGACCACGCGCAGTCCCAGAGCGCGCCCACAGGCGACGGCCGCCGCGTGGCTGCCGCGCCCGCCGCGCACCCCGGTGACGCGGTGGATCTCGTCCATGTACCAGTTGACGGTCTTGCGGCTCAGGCACAGGGCGTGTGCGGCGGCCGTGGCGCTGCCCTGCTCCAGAACGGCCCGCAGGACCTCGATGTGGCGGGGGCGCAGCCGCCCGCAGCCGGTGCGGTCCCCCATCCGGAACTCCCGGGGCAGAGGCGGCAGGGTGCGCGCCAGTGGAGATGGACTCATCGGATCTGGTCCTTGCCGGTACGCGGGAAGCGCCGCAGCAGCTCGCGCTCGGCTTCGGAGGTGATCGCCTGGGTGGCGGCGTCCACGACGGCTTCCTCGACGGCTTCTTCCACCGCCTCCACCGCCTTGTCGCCCGCGTCCTTGCCGGCGAGCTGCGCCACGGGCCAGCGGATCAGGTTGCGGATGGCGCCGGGCAGGCGCAGCTTCAGGCCCATCAGCGGCCTCCCTTGCCCGCGCGCAGGGCCAGCACCACGGCTTCTTCCTCGGGGGTCAGTGCGCCCACGGAGCCGCCCCCGCCGGTCTTCCAGGCGGGGATGTCGGCCGGGGGCGGTGCCACCGGGAGTTCGACGGCGAAGCGCGGCTCCTCGGGCGCGGCGAACCGGTCCACCACGACGGCGCCGGGAGGCACCCAGTCCCGCCCCTTGGGGTTGAGGAAGTAGAGCAGCATGGCGGCTACGGCCACCACGCCCGATGCGTGCGTCGCAGCCGGATCGGACACGCCCATCCGCCCCAGGTACTCGTGGGCGCCCGTGGCGGCCCCGGCCGCCCATCCGAGCATCTGCCCCCACTTCACGTCCCGCAGCCACTTCTCGACCATCTCGCGCCTCCTCGATCCTCACCCCCGGTGGGGCGTCACTCCTGGGGGGACGTGGTCCCCACGTAGCCGGTCACCTCGTCCGCGCTATTGCGCACCTCGCGCGCCTCGGCCTTGACGCGCACCGCGCCGCCCGGGCCGCAGACCCGGTACTCGTCGACGTAGGGCCGTCGCTCGCGCACGCACTCGCGCCAGCGGGCCAGCACACGCGCCCGGTCGTCGGGGTGGATGCCCAGCTCCCAGCCGGTGCCGCGCAGGTCGTCCTTCGTGCGCCCCAGCAGGCGCTCGTAGGCGTGGTTGCAGTCCGTGCAGTTGCCCGCCGCGTCCGTCTCCCACGACGGGGTCGGAGAGCGGTCCATGGCGGTCGCCACGCGCACCTGCGTGGCCAGCAGCAGGTCTGTGATCGTCGTCTGCCCGGCCGACAGGCGGGTCAGGTGCTCGTCGATGCGCCGATCCCGCTCGTCGCGCTGGTGGCGCTCGCCGCGTCTGCGGCGCACCACCCTGCGGCACCCCTCGGCGCACCCTCCCAGCACGGGGATGAGGGCGAGCCAGGAGGGCAGGGCGTCTACGATCTCGGCCATGCGGGTGGACAGCACGGGCGACTGGGGGCGTGCGTTGGGGTATCCCATCGGGCGGGGTCCGATCGTTGGTGGGGATGGGAGCCGGGTGGGCTGGGGCAGCAGGCAGGCTCGGAGGGTGACGGACGGCGTCAGATGACGACGATGGACGCGCGGCGGCGGCTGGAAGCGGGGAGGTTGTAGGTGTCCACGATCACCTCGGCGACGGTCTTGCTGGCGCGAAGGTCCGGGACGTAGGTGTTGACGATCACCTCGGCCACCGTCTTGGACGCCCTCATGTCGGGGATGAAGGTGTCCACGATCACTTCCGCCGCCGTCTTGCTGGCGCGAAGGTCGGCCATGGCCTACGCCTGCTTCTGCCCGACCTCCATCGCGTTGACGTTGGAGGACGTCCACGCGGCGGAGGTGGCCGGGTCGGTGGCGTGGAAGGTTCGGTGCGGCCCGTAGGTGGATGCGAGGGTCTTCAAGGAGCCGTCGTAGTCGGCCCCGCCCGAGCGGACCACGTTGTACATATTGCAGGGCGTCGTGTTGTACTTGGCCCAGGTCGTCACCCCGACGCCCACGATGGTGCCCGACGGCAGGGTCGGGTCGGCCATCGCGTAGGTGTCCTTCGTGCCGCTGACGTTGCTGGAGACGTAGTCGGTGTCGGAGTTGTGCGCGCCGCTCTCGTCAACGCAGGTGTGGTTGCTGCCGGTGGAGGCGGTCATACCGGTCGTGTTGCCCGCGCCGTCCGGGAGGCTGTTGAGGATGCGCGGCGTGCCCAGGAACTGCGCGTCGTCGAGAACGTAGTTGTCGAAGTAATGGCTGTCCATGCTGTTGTCGGTGCCGATTTCGACGTGGGTGAGCTGCGCGTTGCCGGTGTTCTGGGTGTCCACGCCGGTTGCGGACGCCTCGCTGACCCCGTTGATGCGCAGGTCGTAGGCCCCCGTCGTGTTGTTGACGGTCAGCTTCAGCGCGATGAACGTCCACGAACTGTGGCTCACCGCCGAGGTGGACGTCGCCAGCACGGTGCCGTCGGCGCGCAGAAGCGAGATCGTGCGGGTGGAGTTGTTCATCCGGAGGCGGCACTGGTCCGTCCCCGCGCCGTCCTGGATGCGGCAGATGATCGCGTCGCCGTAGTTGCCCGACCAGCTGAGCTTGAAGGCGAAGTGGACGTAGATGGTGGACAGCGTGCCCGTGGCGACGCGGGCCATGCCGTTGCCGAGCGAGTTGTAGGTGTCCCAGCAGTTGCCGTCCTGCCCCGCCGCGCTGGCCTGTCGCCCTCCGGTGGCGACGTAGTACCCGGACCCGGACGGGACGCCGTTGTCGAAGCTGTCCCAGTGGATGACGGCCATCTTTACGCCTCCTGCATCTCGAGTTCGATCGTCCAGCCGGTCGCGGTGCCCAGCGCCGACACGTTGAAGCGCACCTTGTCCCCGCTGGCGACGGTGCCGATGGCGAAACTGGTGATGCTCACCTGGTAGTCGCCGCTGGGCATCGTCAGCGTCCCGAGGGTGCTGGCGCTGAACGCCCCCGCCACGGTCGACTTCTCCAGAACAGCCACCGGCGCACCCCCCGCCACGTTGACCCGCAGCGTCGCCCGCCGCAGGTTGTAGGTCAGGCTGGTGGTGCCGTCGTCGGGGCTGTACGGGACCACGAACTCCGCCGTGTCCGCGCCGGTCCCGCTCGGGGTGTGCGCGGCGCACAGCACCAACACGCAGGTGCGCTTGAGGCGCGTGTCGCTGCCCTTCACGACCTCGCCGCTGGCCGCGTTTCCGCTGCCAGCCACGTTGAGGGTAGCCGACGTCCCCAAGCCCAGCGTGGTGCGCTGCGCCGAAGCGTCCGCGTCGTCGAGCAGGGCGCGGCCGGCGGAGGTCATGGTCGCCAGCGCCGCCGTGCCCGCCCCGGTGAAGTAGGGCAGGCTGTCCGCAGCGCTGGTCAGGCCCGCCAGCGCGGTCAGTTCGCCGTCGAGGGGCTGGTAGCGCCCGTCCCCGTCCGCGCGGGTCAGGATGTCCGTGGACGCCGCGACGCCCAGCGTCCGCAGCGCCAGCGTGTCGGCGGCCGTGAAGACCGGCACCTGCACCCCCGAGGACCATGCGACCGCGGCGAGGGCCGTGAGGGTCGCGTCGAGGGGCTGGTAGGCCCCGGATAGGGCGCCCCCCACCTGCACCCAGGTGATCGGCGACTCGTCGGTCAGCTCCCAGATCGTGCCCGTGTCGCTCTGCTTGGCCCAGCGCCCCACGTCGTCGGCGGTGAGGGTGTAGCCCGTTCCGAGGGCGCGCGCCGAGGCGTCGGCGAAGACGAAGGCGTAGGGTCTGTGAACGTCGGTCTGGTAGCGGTGGTCCGGTGTCGGCATGAATCGTCTCCTATCCCACCGGGGTGACCAGCGGGTATCCGCCGTCGCCGATCAGCCATCCGGCGTCCCGGTCCGTCACCGGCAGGCACTCCTCGAAGGTGGACCCGTCGAGGCAGACCAGCAGGCCGCCCATCGTGGTCCCCGTCAGGCCCGCCACACCCCCCGCCGCGGCCGGCGCGCCCGCGCCCGGAGGCGTCCCGGCGTCGCTGCCCGTGCGGCTGCTCGCGTTGTCGGAGGTGATCTGCTTCTTGAGGCGCTTCAGCAGCAGGTCCACCAGGTTGGGGCGCTCCCGCTTGAGCTCGATGGACGCCTTGAGGACGCCGTCCCACGTCCACCGCACGCGCGTGATCGGCAGCGTCTCCTCGCCGCCCATCAGGACGGCGCCGTCGTCCCCGCCGAGGGTCACCAGATCCCCCGGGCGCGGCATCCGCACCGGCGAGGGGGCCAGAACCTCCACGGTGGGAGCCGGGAAGGGCGCGGCGTGGGCGTTGAAGAAAGCCTCGGCGTAGGAGCGGGCGTCGGCCAGGGTGGTGACGCTGTCCACGCGCGCCACATCGTCCCGGTACCCGTAGGTGGCGACGGAGGCGGCCGCCGCCGCGCTCAGGCCGGTCAGGGCCGCGTCGTCGGTGTCGATCTGCACGACGTACTGCCCGTCGCGCAGGTAGTCCCCGCCCGCCGCCGCGTCCCGGAAGCAGAACGCGTCGACGTAGACGGCGGTGTTGCCCCGGAAGGCCAGCCACGCGCAGACCTGCGTGGTCTGCTGGTTGCAGTCCACCTGCACCGAGTGCTGCGTCCACGACGACCACCCGGACCCGGCGGCGATGGCGTGGGTGGTGGTGGCCACCAGGCTCCCGTCCGACTTGTACTCCTTGCAGACGAGCTGCAGCTTGCCGTTCGCGGTGATGCCCGGGGGGGATTTGAGCCAGACCGACAGGTCGTAGGAGTTGCCCCCCAGCGCGTCCCAGCGCTTCTGGCTGACCGGCTGCAGGCGCACCTCCCCGGCGTCGCTGTCGGCGGCGGACACGTCCACGAAGAGGCAGTGGGCGCCGTCCTGCGCGCCGCCCTGGGGCCGCAGCGCCCAGTTGACCACGTCGACCGTGCCCGTCCCCGGCGCGACCATCTCCCAGCTGCTCTGGTAGACGGCGCCCGAGTCGTAGACCTGCACCTCGTCCCAGAGGATGCCCTTGCGGATGCCCCCGCCGCTGGTCACCTCGCCGCGCACCCGAAAGCCGGTCGCCCCCACCGGCGCGCGGCTGGTGATCGTCCACTCCTGCCACGCCGCGGTCAGGCGCGGGTCCGCCACGCCCGTCGGGTCGGGCAGCGCGACCGTCTCGGTGGAAATGGTCGATCCGCCCGTGTCCAGCCACGTCAGGGTGGCCTGACCGACGACGGCGAAGCTCACCTGCTCGCACTTGGCCCGGAAGCTGAAGGTGTAGTCCCGGCCCACGACGATGGCCGTGGCGGGCGGGTTCTGGGTCTGCTGGACGTACTCGCCGCTGATGTCGGTCTCGTACATCCACTCCCCGGCGAAGGGTGTCCCCTCCCCCGTCCTGCCTCCGGACTGCTTGCGGCTGCCGGTTCCCGACCAGGTGCCCGATTCCTCGAAGCCCGCCTTCTCCACGAGGTTGCCGGTGCCCTCGCCGCCGAAGCGGGGCCGCTCGAAGGAGCTGTTGTAGATGAGGTTGGGGTATCTGGGGTTGCCCCCCATGATCGTCAGGCGGTTGACCAGATCCGCCGTGGCCTCGTCGCCCTTGGCCGCGCTGACGTTCCTGCCCGGCACGGGGTAGAGGTGGTCGCGGCTGGTGGAGAAGGGCTTGACGAAGAGCCGGTCGTTGCCCGCCCCGTCCACGTCGCAGCCCCAGACGACCAGATTGGCCCCTTGGTTCTGGGCGATGTCCTGCGCGACGTCGGCGAAGGTCTTGCGGTCGGCCTCGACGAGCTGCGTGGTCGCCCCGGTGTCGCGCGCGTCGATCCGCAGGCTGGGCAGGACCGGGGCCACGGCATCGGCGGCGATGTCGGCGAAGGCGCGGGCCAGATCGACCGCCGCCGGGTAGAGGTAGGAGCCCTGGCAGACGGGCTTGCCCGCCAGCAGGACGATCCCCGACCCGGACACCTGGAGCGTGGGCGGCTCCTCCTCGGTGCGGCTGGTGGTGTGGACGCTCCCCCGGTAGCAGCGCACGCCCCGCCAGTAGAACTCGACGCGGTCCCCGGCGGCGATGTCCGGCAGGTCGGAGGGCAAGGCCCCGAGATCGAGCGAGAAGTCCTTCCAGCCGCCGTAGCGCTCGTCGGACCAGCTGGCCTTGAGCACCCGTCCGGACGGCAGGGTGCGGCGCGTCGTGGTGTCGCCGTCGAAGACCTCGACCGTCAGCTCGCTCGCGTCGGGGAATGGCCACAGGCCGGAGTCGCCCGGGCTACCCGATCCGTAGAGGGCGGCGCGCTCGGTGGCGGTGAGGACGCGCTGCCAGACCCCCACCTCGCAGATGCGGCCGCTGGCGCTCTGGGTGGGACCGGCCGCCCGGTTGCTGATGTTGCGCGACCCGATGGTGACGGGGTTGTCGTCGGTCCAGATCGTCGCCGCCGAGCCGCTGTCCACGACCGCGCCGCCGTCCACCTGCAGGTAGACGTGCTGGTTGGACGGGTCGTACCAGGCGAGGATGTGGTGCCAGGCCGCCAGCCCCCCGCTGACCGTGTGGGTGATGCGACTGGTGTTGGTGCCGTTGTCGGAGGTCTGCCAGTTGACCGTCCACTGGCCGCCGGTGGGTCCGTAGCTGGCGTAGATCGACCACTCGCCCTGAAACGACGGCGAGCCGAACCACGTCACCGACTCCTTGCAGATGAGGTGCCGGTCGGCCGCGCCGGAGCCGAAGGGGCTGTTCGGGCGGTACCAGAGCGAGATCGTGAAGCCCAGGTCCGGATCGACGGACAGGTCGGTCGAGGGCGTCTCGACGATGAGGTACGGGTCGAGGTCGGGGGTGACGCCGGGGGCGAACGCCGCCGCCCCACGCCCGATGCCCTCCGCCAGCGCCGGGGAGCCCACGGGCACCATCGCGTCGGCGGTGCCCGCCAGATCCGGGCGCACCTCGGCCGCGGCCTGGTCGAGGCGCCAGTAGTGCGCGAGGCCGCGTTGGAGGGAGGACAGGGGCATGGTGGTGGTTGGTGGCCGTTGTGGTGGTGGTTAGGCCCAGGCGTCCCTGTGGGAGCAGGAGAGGGTGGTGACCACCGCCCCGCCGGAGGTGGAGACGGTGATCGTGTTGGCGCCCACGGCGAGGCCGGCGAACGCGCCGGCGAAGGTGTCGCCCATGTCCACGCCGCTCTTGGTGACCGTCTCGGCCGCCACGTCCACGACGTAGGTGCCGGTGGTGGCGACGGTGAGGACCATCTGCTCCCCGGTGGTGGTGTTCTCGATCGTGATCGTCCCGGCGGTGCCGACCACCAGCGTCCACGTCACCCGCCGGGTGGCGACCTCCCCCGCCGCCGTGACCGTGCCGCCCGAGGCGAGGCCCGTCGTGCTGGTGGCGGTGGCGGCGTAGTCGTAGGGCTCGCTGGCGGCGAACTCGACCGACAGGCGCAGGTAGGCCCCCGCCATGCCGTCGAACTCGGCCTTGCCGATGCCCACCACCTCGGCGAGGCGGTAGCGGTCGGAGTTCAGGTAGAAGGCGGCGGGCGCTCCGGGCAGGTGCGCGGCGCGGAAGGCGTCCCAGGCGTCGCGCAGGTCGTCCCTGTCGGCGGCGGCGATCAGGCCCTCCAACGTGAACTTGCGGGTGTCGAGCAGGCCGCCTGCCGTGAAGCCGCCCGCGCGGCCCGGTGTGGGCGCCATGCGGGTGCGCACGGCCATCGGGTCGGAGACTTTCTCGACGGTGACGCCCTCGGTGGCGTAGACGTAGGAGCCGAACTGGAGGGCGTAGTCGACCGCCATGGGGTTATGCGTACCTCAGCGCGCGCTGCACGTCGGCGGCGATGCGCTCCGCGACGCGGGATTCGTCGGCCTCCCGGTTGATGCCGCCGTAGATCTGCACCGTCTGGTGGACCACCGCGCCCCCGGGGCCGGTGCCGCTGGGGTAGATGGTGCCGGGCCGGTCGGGGACGAACAGCTCCGGCCCCTCCTCGCCCACCAGCGACGCGCGGCCCATCGGAGGACGACCGCCCCCGGCGAACTTGAGCATCCCCCCCAGAGCGCCGCCGATGGCCGCGCCGATGGGACCGCCCGCCGCCATGCCGATCGCCGCGCCGACCTGGCTGCCGCTCATCTGGCCGCCCGCCATGCCGCCGCCACCGGCGCCGCCCTGCCCGCCCGCGCTCCCGAGCAGCTGCCGGATGGCCCACTGCGCGAGCAGCTCGGCGGCGATGCGCGCGAAGCTCTGGCGGATGCCGCCCATGATGTCGGAAAAGAAGCCCTTGATCCCGCCGCGGCCGGTCATCAGGTTCTGGAAGGCGCCCTGCAGGTTGTTGCGGAAGTCCATGGACGCCTGCCCCAGGTAAAACTGGACGTCTTGCGCCTTGCGGACCGCCTCGGGCATTCCCAGCCCCTCGGAGGCAGCCATCGCGGCCCCGCTCCCGTGCCCCGCCATGAGCTCCGTGGGAGTGCGCACGCCAGAGGTGCGCGGCAGTTGGCGGAAGACCTCGGTGGGGCCGGCCGCCGCCTGCGGGTTGATCGTCGCCAGCGCGTTCTTGGCGAACAGCGCCTGCCGCGCGGCTGCAAAGGCCGCGTCGTCCCGGGCGATCTTCAGCCCCTGGTTGATTGCCGTCTCTTTCACCAGCGCGTCGGCGAGCGCTTTCTCGGCGACCGTCAACTCCTCGATCTTCTTCTTGAACCGGTCTACCGATATAGCGGCCAGCAGCGATGGGTTCTCGATCTTGTAGGTTTCGAGTTGGATCTGGCGCAGTGCGTCAGAGGCGCTCTTGAGTCCCTCGACCTCCTTCGCTTCGAGCATCGCCGCGTTGGTCTTGGCCCACTTGAGGGGGTTCATGCCCTCCTGGAACTGGGTGCCGCCTTGCCCGCCCATCTCGCGGCGCATCTGCCGGATGCGCTCGGTGATCTGCCGGTACTGCTGGTCCAGCCCCTCGTTCATCTTGCGCTCGTCGTTGAGGGCCTTGACCTTGTCCAGGATCGCGCTGATGTGCTCGCGCTGGGCGCGGGGCAGAAGCCGCAGCCGCCCGGCCAGCGCCTGGTCCGCGCGCTCGCCACCGGCCTGCGCCTCGGCCAGCTTGGCGGTCGCCTCGGCCAGCAGGCGGTTGTAGAGCGACACCTCCCGCTGCATCTCGGTCAGCCGACCCCGGCGAGAACTGCCGCCTGCGTCCGGCAGATTCCGGCCGCCCGCAGACCCGATGCCGCCGCTGCGTGCAACGGCCATGTCCACCCCGGTGGACATGGTGGTGAACAGGGACTCCATACTCTGCAGCGCGCCCAGCATCGCCATCGGGTTGGCGCCCGCGCCGTCTCCGGCACCGCCGCGCGCCGCCGCCATGCCCGCCTGTGCCACTCCGGCGGCGATCTGCAGGTTGCGCGGGTCGAAGGGCGCCATCGCGTTCGTGGCGCTACGGGCCAGTTGGTCTCCCATGCCCACGAGGGAGCCGATCGAACGGGCGATCCCTACCACCTGCGTCTGGATGCGGTCGTAGAGCGACCCGAACACGCGCACCAGATGGTTCGCGCCAACCACCGCCGCGTCGATCCATGCCGCCCAGACGCCAGTCCAGTTACCCGTCATGGCGTTCAGGGCAGTCCGCAGACCCGTCAGGAGGCCCGAGAGCATCAGCGTGTGGATCTCGGACAGCCCACGGGAGAACGCGTTGTACTCGTTTGCCGTTTGGGACCCGCCAGTCCGGAAGGACGTCGTGATTTCCTGCCACAACGAGCGGACGTCCGCCCCCAGTCCGTCGAACAGCGGTCGAAGGCGGTCGATGACGTCCGCGACCACCTGCCGGATACCGCCCCAGTCGTTGGCCCAAGCGATGGCGAACAGCGCCAGCCCGGCCCCGATGGCGGCGATGGCTGGAAGGAACGGCGTCAGCGTGGGGGAGACTGCCAGCCACGCCATCCGCATCGCAGCGACGCCGTCGGCCATCTGCCCGAGGGCGATCAGCAGCGGGCCGGCCACTGCGACGGCGAGACCAAAGGCGATCCCGGCGTTCTGCACCTCGGTAGGAAGGCTGGTGAACCAGTTGACGAGCTCGGTTCCCTTGAGGACGATGTTGGTCAGGGCCGGCAGGAATCGTTCGCCGAGGGTCAGCTGCAGCGTCTCCGTGGCGCTGCGGAACGCCTCCAGCGCCCCCTTGAAGCCGTTCATCTGCGCGCTGGCGAGGTCTGCCGCGCTGCCTGCCTTGGTGACCTTGGCGAACGTCTCCTCCCATTCTTTTCCCATGCTCTGCAGGAGGAAGGTGACGGCCGACACGTTGGGGCCTCCAAAGATATCCTTGAGCGCCTTGTCAGCGGCAGCGGGCTTCAGGCTCGACAGGCCACGCGAAAGGTCCTGCAGTATCCGTGGCAGGTCTCGCAGTTGCCCCGTCGAGGCGTCGCGCACCGCAACCCCCATCTCCTTGAGTGCCGCAGCGCCATCCTTCGTTGGAATCTTCAGACGGTCGATGGCGCTGCGCAGGGTCGTGCCTGCCTTTTCTCCCTCAAGGCCGTTTTTGGCCAGAATGGCGAGAGAGGTGATGAACGTCTCGATGGGCTGGTTGCCCAGTCGGAACGCCACGGCGCCGTTGCGGATGCCCATGGCGAGACGCGAAGCAGCGACGCCGGAAGCCATCTGCGCACCGGCCAAGAGGTCAGCCACTTTGCCCGCCTTCGATCCTTCGAGGTTGTAGGCGTTGAGGGCGGTGGCGGTGAACTTGGCCGCCTGCCCGTTGCTGATGTTGGCCGCCGCCGAGAGCTGCAGTACGCCCCGCGCCGCGCTCATCGCGTTGTTCAGGTCGAGGCCGCGGCGCGCCATCTCCGACATGGCGGTGGCGGCGTCGGAGGCACTGGTGCCGGGCAGTTTGATGTCGTTGCCGAGCTCGATGGCGAGCCGCTTGGCCCGCTCGAACTGCTCGGACGTGCCGGAAACGGACGCTTTGAGCACGGAGAAGGTGCGCTCGAAGCCCGCCGCCTCGTCGATCGCAGCTCGGGCGAAGCCGACGATCGGGGCGGTCAGAGCGGCCTTCATGCCCACTCCGACGCGAGTCGCTGACGCTGCCATCTGCTGAAGGCGGGTCGAGACGTTGTCCACCTCGCGGCCGGCCCCCGCGGCCGCCTGCTTCATCCCGCCTTCCAGGGCGGACTGCGCCTGCTTGGAGACGTCCTGCAGCTGCGCCTTGAGCTTGCTGTCGTCCACCGACAGAGCGATCTTCAGTTCCGTGACGGTGATGGGCATGGCGGTGGGGAGGGCACGGAAAACGGCTTGGCGGGGCGCTTTGGCCCTGCCCGATGGGCTTGGTCCCGGCCGGGGTGGAGGCGCGCCCCCCGGCCGGGTTCCTGCCGCTGGAGGACGGCAGGCTGGTGGGAGGCGACCGGGCGGGTCAGCCTTCCTTGTTCCTCTGGTGCGCCTCGAACTCGGCTTCGGCGTTCTCGCAGGCGAAGGCGAGGTTGACGTAGTAGGGCGAGTCGAGCATGGGATCCCACGGCGGGACTCCCCAGTAGCGGGCGGCGCGCGCCCGGACGTACTCGGGCGGGCAGTGGCTCTTGTAGCCTGCCAGGAACAGGACTACCGCGCGCCGCCACTCCCGGCGTTTGGGTCGAGGGACTCCATGATCGCCCGGGTGATCCGGTTGATGTTGAGGTAGCCCATCTCGTCGGCCAGGAACTCCGGGGTGATCTTGACGGGCTTGCCGTCCTCCGTCTCCAGGTCCCAGCCCGCCAGAATCCGCGACAGCAGCAGGGCCGGAGCCACCGCCTCGTCGCCTTCCAGAGCGGCGCCGCGGTTCTGCTTGTCCTGGACGCGCCGGTCGATCTCGTTCAGCTCGTCCATCACCTTGCGGGTGAACCGGGCGGGGTAGTAGTCGACGTTGAGGACTTCGCCCGGGCCGAAGGAGAGGGCGACAGAACGGGTTTCGAGTTTGACGGCGGAGAGTTTCATCGGGGTTGCGCCTCCTGATGGTGGTGAAGTGGCCCCGGAGAGTTCCGGGGCCGGTGGTGACGATGTGTGGGCCTTACAGACCAACCATGGTTGGCCTTACAGGCTGGCCAGGTCGCTCCAGACGACGACCTTGACGCTGTAGCCGGCCGTGGCGTCGTAGACGCCCACGAGGTCGAAGACGCCGCAGTGGACGTCCGATTTGGCGTTGCGGGCCGACTTCGTGAACTTGCAGGGCAGAGTGATGGCGAGGCGGTACGGTTCGCCCGTGGCCATCGTCTCGCCCCGGGCGAGGATGAGCAGGTACTTGGTGCTGCCGTCGCGCAGCTTGGTCATGTACCCCTCGGCGTCGGTGTCCATCTCGACGGTGATCTGGGCGGTGCACTCCAGCGCCCGCTCCACGAAGTCGCCGAAACTGGACTCGGCCGAGTCGAGGCCGTAGACCGGCGTGAAGCGGTTCTTGAGGCTGAACTTGGTCTCCAGCGGCACGATCTGCCCGCTGAGGATGCCCGCCAGCGTGTCGGCGAAGTAGACGTCCACGTCGCGCGGCGAGATGGGCTTGAAGGCGATCTCGGTGGGCGCGCCGGTCATCGTGATCCCGTCGGTGGTGCTCTTGCCCACCATCTTGGCCTTGAGCTCGACCGTTTTCTCCGGCGTGAAGGTCAGGTCGATCTCGTCGAGGCGGCACCCGGCCACCTGCGAGGCGCCCAGCGAGGAGCCCTTCTCGAAGGTCAGGGAGTCGAACGTGTCCGCGTCGGCGGCGTCGGGCTGGAACGTCCACGCCTCGGCGCTGGCGGCGGCCACCGCGGCGATGGTGACGCCGGGCGTGGTGCCTCCGGTGAGGCCCGCGCCGCTGCCGGTGAGGCTCAGCTCGGTGTTCGCCAGGTCGCCCTGGAAGGTGACGGTGTAGGGACCGCCGCCCGAGCCGGCGACGCTGACGTTGCCGGTCCCGACGCTGGAGAGGGCGACGAGGGCGCTCTGCACGGCGGAGGCGGCGGCGTTGTAGGCGATGTTGCCGGTCGTCTGCCCGTCGAATGTGAGGGTGAAGTTGCCGCCGGTCGGGCTGCCGGTGATGGTGACCGTGAAGACGCCCAGCTTGTTGGGGGTGGAGTTGACCCCTTGGCAGAAGCCGGTCGTCAGCAGGTAGACGAGGTCGTTGTAGGCGGCGGGGCCGGAAAGGTTGATCGCCGACATCTCCTTGCCCACGACGACGCCCACGGGGCTCTTGTAGCCCTGACCGCGGATCTCCTCGATGGGGATCGTGGGGTCGATGTCGGCCTTGAGGGACAGGATCTTCTTGCTGGCGGCGACGGCGGTGCCGAAGGTGCTTTCGACGCCGATCTGCAGGAGTTCGAGAACTTCGGCTCGCTGGGACATGGTGGTTTCTCCGAGTGGTCAGGGGCGAGGCCCCGGGATAGGTGCGCCTGGGGACGATGAGGGTGGTAGTCGGTGGTCAGACGGGGTGGACGTGCAGCTCGTAGTAGGCGCCGCGCATGAGGTAGCGCACTCCGCCCACGAGGTCGTCGTCGTCGATGGACCCGCGACCGCTGCGCCAGCACCCGGCGACGCGCCAGTCGCCGATGGTCTGCGCCGCCGCGCCGGTCAGGCCGTCGTCCACCGCGTCGGCGAAGGCCTGCATCTGCGCGGGCGAGGTCTCGTCGGCCCTGGCCCACACCAGGACGAGGTAGAGCGGCCGCGAGTGGATGTGGCGCGCTCCGGTTCCGAGCGAGGCGGGCGAGGAGACGAGCGAGTAGACGACGTAGGGGGGCGTGGCGGACTCCGGCGCGGCGCGCGGGTAGACGCGCAGGACATCTCCCGCCGCGGCGATCCCGGCGGCGATGGCCGCCCTGACGAACTGGTTGGCGGACGATACCTCCGAGGCCATGTGCTGCTCCTACCCGAAGGCTTTGCGGATGGCGTCCCGCACGGCCGCCTTCACCGCGTCGCGGCTGGCGACGGCGGCGGGGACCATGAACGGACGCGGGGCGACCTTGCCGCCCGCGGTGCCGAACTCCATCGTGTGGGCCAGTTCGCCGTCCGCGACGACCTCCGCGCCCTCCCGGCCGACGGACCGTGCGGAGATGCTCTTGGCCAGAGCGCCGGTGTCGTTCGCGGGCGGCTCTCCGGGCGCGGAGGCCTGGTGGGTGCCGGAGCCCCGCTTGTAGACCCGGCCGCTCTTGGGGCGGCTGGTGATGCTCAGGCGGGCTTCCTCGGCCACCGCCTGCGCGGCGGGCAGCAGGCCTTCCAGCGCGGCGTCCAGGACCATCTGGGCGACGAGGGCGGATCGGTCCTCGGAGATGGTGACGGTGATGTCCATGGGTTACTGCGGGCCCAGGCGCACCAGATGGGCGGTCAGCACGGCGGCGTCGGCGAGGCCGCGGTCGGTGTCCACCACCTCGAACGTCTGGCCCTCGACGGAGATCCGGTCGGAGGGGCGCACGTCGGAGCCGACGGCGAAGTCGCAGTGGAAGAGCGTGATCGTCTGGAGCTTGCCGCCCTCGATGACGTCGCGCATGGTGCGCACCTTGGAGATGCGGCACTCCAGCGTCGCCACGCACTGCCAGTCGCGCGTCTCGCCGCCCTCCTCGTCCTCGGTCAGGACGGCGCGCAGGACGGAGGCCAGCTGCGACAGGCTCCCGGCGGTCGTGGCGCCCGCCTCGGCCAGCTCCTCGGCCGTGAAGCCGTCGCGGGGGATCAGCACGGGGTCACTCCACCACCGGCACGTCGCTCAGGCCGCGCCAGTCGGGGCGGAACTCGGCGAGGAAGTGCTGGTCGTCCGTGGCCAGATCGCCGGTCTTGAGCGTGCCGCGCAGCTTGGCGTCGCGGATCTTCTGGGCGGCCATCATCAGCGTCTCGATCGCGTGGCGCTCGCTGGTGATGGTCGAGGTCTTGAGCATCTTGGCGATCCGGCCGCGGCTGCGCGCCCAGTTCTCGTAGGCCAGCGCGGCGGCCTCGTGGACGTCGTTCTCCGCCAGCGTCAGGAAGGCCACGATCTCCTCGTCCTGGTAGATGGCCGGCTGGTCGTCGGTGTCGACGACGTCGCACAGCAGCAGGCGGGCCGTGGCGAGGCGGCCAGCGGCGGTCGACGCGCCGGCGGCCAGGTCGCTCAGGTTGTAGGTGAAGGCCACGGCCTATCCGGCCTTTCGTCCCCGCCGAGGCGCCGGGGCGGACACCGGCTCGGTGGTGGGCTCAACCATGGTGGTGGTGGTGGATTCGGTCGCCGGGACAGGCTCGGCGGGGACGACGGCCCCCACCTTGAGCAGGTAGCCGACGTTGCCCAGCCGATCGCCCGGCGCCACGTCGCCCGCCTTGTACGGGCCGCAGGTGTCGAAGACGATCAGGTAGTCGGGCATGGTGCGTGGACCTCTCAGACCGGCCGGGGGCGCCTCTCCCCAGCCGGTTCAGGGGCAGACCCTACGAGGGGTCAGGGACCGACCTACTCGATGGGCGAGCGGAAGGTCGGGTTGGTGTAGGTGGTGCTGGCCACGATCTGGCGGCAGCAGCCCGCACCCATGTGCTGCACGGCGAACCCGATGCGCCGCAGGAAGTTCATCCCCTCCAGCGGGTACTCGGGGTTGCGCCCCTCGCCGAAGGTCTGCAGGCCGCGGTACTCCGGACGGAAGTGCTCGCGGCGGGCGACGGCCTTGACGTCGCTGGCGACCATCCCGAGGTAGCCCGCCGGGACGTTGTCGTCGATGTGCACCTGCACGCCCTCGAGGAGGACGCCGGTGTTCATCAGGCCGAAGTCGATCGCGCGCTCCCGGTTGGCGGTGATCGCCTGCAGGATGGTGCTGCTGCCGTTGGTGTCCATCAGGCCCAGGATCTCGTCCTGCTGGGCGCTGTTGGCGAACAGGTGCAGCGACCCGGGAAGCAGGCCGTAGCCGTGCTCCTGGATGTCGGCCTTCATCGCCTGGATGTGGGACTTGGCCAGCGTGGTCGTGTTGATCCCCAGGTAGTGGTAGTGCGCGGTCCCGTAGTGGGTGTTGTTCTTGTAGTTGGGAACGTCCAGCTCCCCGTTGTAGAACCCCGCCTGGTACGCGGTGCCGATGGCGCCGACGGTGCGCTTGGTGAAGATGGACGCCCAGAAGAGCGCCTCCACCAGCTCGACGTCGCCCGCGATCGCGGTGTCCATCTCGTTCATGATGTCCGAGGGAAGCGCGTCCTGGAGCCACTGGACCGTGAACTCGCTGGAGAGGTCGTAGCTCTTGAACGGGACGCTGAGGTCGCGGTAGACGGCCCGCTCGCTCTGCGCCTTGCCGCCGTCGGCGGCCTGGCGGAAGCTCTTGGGCCCCTGCGACACGCGCAGCGTCTCGCGCGTGGTCTGCTCCGAGAGGGCCGCCAGAAGCGGGGACTCGGTGCGGTTGTAGACGGCGAGGCCGTCGCGGATGTCGCGCAGGAGCAGCGTCTGGTCGTAGATCGCGCCCTGGGCGTATCCCTGCTGTCCGGTAGGCATGGTGGTTTTGGCCTTTCTGTGTCGTCTGCCGAGCCTACCGGCTGGTCAGGGTGGAGTTGCCGGCGGTCTGGAACTGCTGCGGGGTCTGCACGTTGACGAGGATCTCGCTCGCGGTGCGCGCCACGCCGACCACCTGGAAGGTGTCGCCGTTGGTGCTCATGGCGGTCTGGGTGAACTCGCCGGCGGTGTCGGAGAGGTAGCAGATGCCGCCCTTGGTGAGGCCGGAGAAGCCGTCCACGGTGGCGATGGGGGCGATGGCGACCATCGCGCCGATGGCGGCGGCCTTGACGGCGACGCCCCACGCGCGGTTGGTGGCGGCGGCGCCGTGGGTGGCGTCCGCGTCGGCCTTGAAGGCGGTACCGGCGGACGAGATGCCGACCAGCTCGCCCTCGGCGATGGCCTCTCCCGCGACCACGTTGTAGGTGGCGCAGGGATCGTACTTGGTGACTCGGGGCATGGTGTAGCTCCTGTGGGTGCCCTGTGGGGCTGTCGGTGCCCTGTGGGGGCGTGGGCGCCCCTACGGGGGCGGATGGCGCGGTCTGTCGGCCCGCTACCGCATCGGGCGGTTGGCGAGGGCGGGGATGCGGCGCTGGAGATCCTTCAGGCGCTCCTCGCTCTGCGCGGCCTGCGCCGCCTGGGCGCCGCCGTCGGGCGGGGTGCGCGTGCCGGCCGGGGGGAGACCTCCGGCGGGCTTGACCTTCTGGGCGCGCTTGAGCCAGTCGAGCTGGTCGACCGGATCGCCCTCGGGCATCAGCGCGGCCAGATCGGGCGAGAGGCCCGCCTTCATCTCCTCCACCAGGGAGGCGACGGCGCTCTGGTAGCGCTCGACCTTGGGGGCGAGCTGGTCCGCCTGCGCGGCCTTCTCGGCGAGGCCGAGCGCCTCGGTCTTGCTGGCCTGCTCCAGGTCGTTGAGCCGGGTGCGGTACCCGGCGTTCTCAGCCCTGAGCCGCTTGACGTAGTCTTCGGTGTAGACCTTCTCCGGCTGGGCGGCCTGCGCCGCGGCGGGATCGGTCGCGTCGGGGGTGGTGGACGCCGCCGCCTGGGCGGGGTCCGGGGTGGGCACCTGGCCCTGATCATCCGGCATGGTTGCGCCTCACGGGTGGGCGTCGGCGCCTGGCCGACCGCCCGGGATGGGCTCAGGAGGCGATGTCGCCGCCCGGAGCCGCTGCGTCACGGCGGGTCTCCCCGGCCATGGTGTCGTCGAACTGCTTGAGCATCTGGGCCACCTGCTCGAGGCGGGCGGCGATGTCGGCGGCGGGACTGGCGGCGGCGTCCACGGCGGGTTGCGCGCCGGCCGGATCGCCGCTGGTGTCGCCCGGGCTGCCCTTGGTGGCGGCCTGTGCGGCCTTGTAGGCGCTGGGGCCGGGGCCGCTCAGAGCGAGGATCGCCTGTTCCAGGACGATGCGGCGCAGCTCCTCGTCGGGGTTCTCCACGCCCGCGTCGTTCATCGCGGTGCGGCGCGACAGGATCTGCGCGGCCACCTGCGTCGTCTTGATCGCCGCCTGCTCGCGCCCGTCCACCGGCAGCGCGTCGGGCCAGACCACGCGCACCGCGGCGGGGTCCACCTCGACGCCCTGCTCGCGCAGGCACAGCCACATGGCCCGCTCCAGCGACGGCGACCAGCTGGCTCGCTTGCGCAGCGTCTTGGTGATGAGCGGGCCGTAGAGGATCTGCAGGGCCACGCCGCTGATGCTCGTGAGCCCGCTGTCGCTCTGGCCGAAGGCGACGGCGGGCACCTGGGAGCGCTCGGCGATGGCGTTGCGGATGCGGGTGAGCTGCGCGTCGACGTCGGGCGTGTTGCCCTTCCACTCCAGGTACTCGGCCGAGGCGCCCTCGGAAGGGAGGAAGAAGACCGTCCGGTCCTTCTTGTTGACGTCGCCCGCCTGGAGGCCCTTGAAGACGATGGTGGGGGCGGCGTAGTAGTCGATGATGCGCGTCTGCTTGGAGGCGATGTGGTCGTACTCCTCGACCAGGTCCCAGACGCCGTGCAGGTCGCTGATGCCGAAGGGGTTGCCCATGACGGCCGCGTTGCGGATCCAGCTGACCGGGATGTGCTCGTAGGCGCGCGAGTCGACCAAGACGTCGTTCTCGTAGATCTCCACGCCGTCCGGGCCGTACATCTCCCGGTGGGCGATCTCCTCGCCGCGGCCGTCGGTGCGCCGGTAGGCGATCTCGCAGGACTCCAGACGGCTGTGGTCGGCCCCGTGGAAGGTCGGGTAGACGATGGAGGGATCGACGAACTCGAGGACGGGCAGGTCGTCGTCGCGCTTGGCGGCCACCAGCGCCATGTCGCCGTAGATGGCGCAGGAGATGGCGGCGGTGAGCAGGGCGCGGTCGCCCCCGGATCGCTGCCAGACCTGGTAGCAGAGGGCGGTGGCGTCGCGGTCGCCCTGGACCTCCCAGTCGATGGGCTTGGCGGCCATGAACCCGGCGCCCAGGTTGACGATGGGCTCGTTGTAGTTGAACTTGATCCGCCGCCAGTCGGTCAGGACGTTGGAGCCGACCGTGCCCCGGATGCTGTAGCCCTCGTAGGCGCGCTGGTAGCGGGAATACCAGGCGATGCGGTCTCCCTCGGCGGCGGTGTGCCGCGCGGCTGGGCCGCGGCCGGGTGCTGGTTTTCGGCCGAAGAGGCTCAGGCGCATCGTGTGGGTGTCCGATCGGTCGGAGGGTCTGGCGGTCAGTCGTCGGGGGCGTCCCCCCAGAAGGTGGCGTGGAAGTCGTCGTCGGTCGCCAGCGCCCGCTGGTTGCTGCACGCCCACCAGGCCAGCGCCAGCGAGATCACGCAGTCGTCGTGCTTGCCCTGCGGCGCCGACATCCGCAGATACCCGAGCGGGGTGCGCTGGTAGGCGTAGGAGGTGAGCTCGGCGATCAGGACCGGATCGTCCGGGTAGCGCACCCGCTGCTGCTCGATGGCGACGGCCAGAGCGTCGATCAGGTCCGGCTTGGTGGACGCCGTGGTGGCGAAGCCGGTGGCGCGCACGCCCTCCGCCACGAGGTCTTCGAGGATGGCGTCGCCGACGTGGTTGGTCTCCACCAGCACCGCCGCGTCGTTGTACGCCCGGGCGAGGTCGGCGACGCGGCGCTTCTGCACCCGCCAGTCCACCTCGTTGAACCGGTCGATCCGCACGACCTCGCGGGCGTCGAGGTCGATGACCGTCAGGACGGTGAAGTCGGCGTACTTGGCCAGGTCCACGCCGATGGTGTAGCGGTGTCCGACCTGCGGCTCCCGCACCTGGGCGGTGGCGCACTGGCGCACGCCCCGGAAGACGTTGCCCTCCGCGTCGGCGAACTCGGCGAGCCACTCCACGCGCCAGGTGCGCTCGGGCTTGGTGCGGCGCTCGTTCTCGAGGTACGCGGCCGACAGGTACGGGTTGGCGGCGCTCGGGAACCGGAAGCTGGCGTAGCGGGTTTCGAGCGGATCCTGCCCGCGGTCGAAGTCGCGCTTGAAGTGGTTCAGGCCCGAGGGCGTGCTGATCTTGACGACGTCGGCGTCGTAGTCGGCGCCGATGGGGGCGACGACGTCCTCGACGATGGCGTCGGAGATGTAGGCCGCCTCCTCGAGGATGATCCGGTGCCCGCGGTTGCCGCGCAGCCCCTTGCCCGTCGGCCCGGCGGTGCGCGCCATGATGGTCGTGGGGACCGTCAGGCGCCTCGCGTCGTGGAAGCGGATCTCGGCGTAGGGCGAGCGGACGTCGTCGAAGCGCAGGCCCGGCGTGGCGTAGAGCCTGCGCCGCACCTCGCCCATGATGATCTTGGTCTGGTCGTCGGTGGGCGCCACCAGCACCTGCACCGTGTTGGGCCTCTCGAAGGCCCACAGGCAGATGTCGATCGCGGTGGACTCGCTCTTGCCCCAGCGGCGCCCGCAGGCGGCCGTTTTGACCTTCGCGTCGCACAGCAGCCAGTCGCGCTGCCCCTCGCTGTGCGGCTCCCACTTCCAGAGCCGCTTGGCCAGCTCCAGCCCTCGCCGCGTGGCCATCAGGTACCAACCTTCGTGGCCATCAGGAACCGGCGAGGAAGGCGCGGATGTCGGACAGGCTGTCGGCGGCGGTCTTGCCGCGCTCCGGGTCGTCGAGGCCGTACGCCTTGCGCTCGATGTCGGCGGCGGCCTTGCGGGCGCTGGCGACGGTGGCGACGGTCGAGGCGATGTCCTTGAGCTCTCCCGGCTCGTAGGCGAGGCGAGGAGCGCCGCTCTCGTCCACGGGCAGGGCGGCCACGGCGTAGACGCTGAGGCGGTTGACGAGCTGGTGCAGCTCGGTGGCGTAGGCGCGGTGGGCGCGGGTGACGCCCGCGGCCTCCTCGGCGGCGGCGTCGACTGCGGCGACCTCGGTGGCGACGATCTCTGCGGACTGCGAACCTTCTGCGGACTTCGCAGTTTCTCGCAGTCCCGCCCCCTCGGCCAGCTTGCGGCGGGTTTCCCTGCGGACGGCTTCGGCGATGTCTCGCTGCCACCCGTAGCGGCTGACGCGGTCGCGGATCGCCGCTTCGCCGACCTTGCGGCCGAAGAGTTCGCCGTGGCGGTTTCCGATGGCGGTGTTGGACAAGAGGCCCCGCTGCCACTGCTCTTCGATCCAATCCCATCGGATCGGCGCCTTGGTGGGCTTTGGGTCCATGTGTCGGCTCCTGGCCGTCGGCCGCGCCGGTCCCTGCCCTGCGCGCGCCGTGGTGCCCTCTCGGGCGGTGGTGGTGTTGGTGGCGTCAGGCCGCTTCGGGCTGGTAGCCGTTGGCCTTGAGCCGGTACTCGACGAGCGCCTTGTCGTAGACGACGGCGCACTCGGAGGCGGCGAAGAAGCGCAGGGAGTGGGCGTCGTCCACGGCCTCTCTGGGCTGGCTCAGGTCGCAGCCGGGGAGCAGGTTCTGCACGACCTGGTCCACCACGTCCATGGCGACGCTGTCGCGGTTGCGGCGGGCGGCGCGGGCCTTGAGCCGCGCGATGGTGTCCTCGTCTTCGACGGAGATGGGCATGGGTGGTCAGGTGGTGCGGGATCGTCCGGGCAAAGAAAAGCCCGCCGGGGGGAAACCGTGGCGGGCTGTCCGGTGACGAGGCGTGCGGGAGGGCGAAATCGTTGCCGATGCTTCCGCGCGCACGCTGCGCCCCGTCACCGGGGATCGATTGGAAAGGAGATCACACGACGCGATCATGGGGCGTCCGCGGGCGTTCGCGCAAGCGGTGCTGGGCCTGCGTGTCCCCCAGGGGGACAAAATCGCCCTGAAAAACTTTCGGCGTGGGTCTTGACGGTGCGCTTGGCGCGGGCGCAACGACGGCGCAGGGTGCGGACGCTCACCCCCAGCGTGGCGGCGGCGCGCGCCTCTCCGTATGCCGATCGGAGGAGAAGCGCGGCCATGTCGCACCGGGCCCAGCCGTCGGAAAGGCTGGCGATGTCGGCGAGGAAGTCGCTCACGCCGTGGTGGCTTCCGCTTCCGGCGCGGGCTTCCAGTCCTCGCCGCCGCGCTGGCGCCGCGTCTTGCGGATTCCCGCCACCGCCTTGTCGCAAGCGCGCACCACGGCTTCCTCACTCGCGTCGTCCACCGGGCGATGGATGCTGTAAACCGCGTCGTCGCCGCAGTCCCAGCTGTTCTCGCCCTTCCCCGGAACCGGTATCCCGGGAGAGAAGCTCAAGTCGACGGAGAGGCGGGTCTTGCGCCGCCACCGCCAGCCCGGCCGGGTGCGCGTCCATGTGGCCCGCTCGACCACGGCGTCCACCTGATACGTTGGCTCCCCGATCAGGTTGACCTCCAGCTCGTAGCGGGCCTCCTGCACCGCCTCATAGCGATCGCGCCCCATGACCAGGTCAGCGATGTCGATCCACTTCTCCACCCCACCGATCTTGGCCCCGTAGAAGTCCCTGCAGTGGGCGAAGTTGAAGGCCAGCGTCCCCCCCTCGCCGAACTCGCCGGGGAGCAGGTAGCGCAGCTCCCACTCCCGCTGCGGCCTGGGGCTCAGGTAGCCCTCGGTGGTGAGGTAGAGGTTGCAGAGCCACGGAACCGACAGGGAGAGCTGCACGTCCCCGTCTGACTCCCCTCCGCCGACCTGAACGCCTGCGCCCAGCGACCGGTTGTGCAGCGTGAACCAGTGCCACTCCAGCCTGACACAACGGCGGCCGTCGGCGTGCCACCAGCAGCGGCCGGACCAGATCGGGCAGCGGTCGCACCCACCGCGGTCGTCCATCAGGCTGCCGAAGTGGAAGTGGGGGTAGTCCGCACCGGGCTTGCGGATGCGCGCAGCGAGGCGCCCGACGGCGCGAAGCAGTGCCTTCATGGTCTCAGCCCTCCCACCGGACGCGGGCGGCGTCCACGTCGAAGACGGTCGATCCTGCCTTGTCGGCGTTCTCGACGACGACCCGGCCGGGTTTGAGGGTGCAGGGTCCGACGCCCACGACGTTGACCTCGGTGCCGTCGGGCTTGGTGTAGACGCCCTTCCACCCGGCGTACCGGGTGGCCTCTTCGGCGTCTTTGCGCGCCTGATCCCGCTGAGCGACGGCCTGCTCCAGCCGCTCCTCGCAGCGCTGCTTGCCGGCCCGCAGGGTGGAGGCGACCGACTCGGAGGCGGTGAGGTCGCGGCGCAGGTTGGCGACGATGCCCTGGGTCTCCAGCAGGGACGCCACGGCGGCCTTGGCTTGGGACCGGGCGCTGGCCAGCACGGGCGCGAGGGCGAGGGAGGCGATGGACGCGCCCAGAAGGGCGGCGAGAAGGGTTTCAGGGTTCACGGTTGGCTCCGATCGGGATGAAGTATGCGTGACGCATAACCGCGCGGCAGGCGGTCGCGGGGAGAGTGGAGAGGGTGACGGGGAGGCTCATCGGCGCTTGCCCCGCTTGCGCTGGCGGGACCGCCAGACCATCCAGAGCATCATGGCGATTGCGGAGGGCAGGCCGATGGCGAAGGCCAGCAGCATCTCCTGCAGGCGGAATCCGAGGTACTGCTCGAAGGTCACGGGCTGGTCCTCCCTGAGGTGGGCAGGTACTTCTCCATCGTGACGGCCAAAGCCATGGCGTCGTAGCGGGTCAGCGGCACGTTGACGACGGTTCCATTGGGATGGAACACCCGCAGTCGGACAATGCCGGATGGGTCGTCGATCGCTATCCAGATCGGCCTGTCGGTTTGCGGAACGGTCACGGGCTGGTCCTCCGTTCGTCGGCGGCGTAAACGTCGCGGTGGGTGGTGGTGGTGTCGCAGGTGTTGATGGCAGTGACGGGCACCGGGCCGGCAGTGCCAATCGGGCGCAGGACGGCGTAGTCGATCATCGGCTGTTGCATCTGGTCGATCTGGGCTTGCAGGCGCTCCACCTCGCGCCGCAGCTGGTCCCGCTCGTCGAGGATGGCGATGTTCTCGCGGATCAGGCCGAGGCGTTCGGCCAGCAGCGCCTCGTAGTCGGTGATCAGGTTGCGGACCAGCGTGGCGACGGCGCCGGGGATCAGGAGCAGGGCGTCGAGGATCTGCTGGCGCACCTGCGGGGTTGATTGGTAGGTGTGTCCTGGGTGCAGCATCAGGCGTCGCCTTGCCGCGCTGGTTCGTTCGCGTCGATCATGGGTAACCTCTCTGTGGGTGGTGGGAGGGGCGTCCCGCCTGGTACGCTCGGCGCCCCTCCCCGGCCTGCGCTACTCCGCGAACGGATCCTCCAGACCGTCGTTCTCGTCGTACTCGGGCGCAGGGTTGCGGCGCGGCGGCTGCCCCGACAGACCGCCCAGCGTGGTCGGGCGCTGCTGCGGCGAGGCCTGCGCCGACTTGGGCTTGCGGACGCTCACTAACCGGTTCGCGGCGTACCCCTTGGCGTTGGTGACCTCCTCGACGGTGACGATCCACTTCTGCCGCTTCAGCTCTTCCACGTCGAGCGACTTGAACTCGTCCTGGCTGATGCGGCGCCCCATCATCTTGTCGAGCAGGATGGTCAGCCCGGCCTTGTCGTTGCCGAAATTGACCCCGGTGACCTTGCCGAACTCGTAGGGCTTGCCCTGGTCGTCGGTCGCGTCCACGGTGTGCCAAGTCCAGACGAACTTGTCCTCCAGAACGTCCTTGTCGTCGAACGAGGGGAACTGCTTGACATCCACCCCGGCGAGGCGGCACAGGTATTCGCCAGCGTCCGCGACCGGGAAACCGCCGCCGCCGCTGACGCGGCCGTACTGCTGAAAAACGCTCATTGATCCTTGTCCTTTTGCGGCTTCGCCGCGTGCTGTCTGGCACTGAGTCCAGATCGTCTGCGATGCCCCTCTGTGGGGTGGTTGGGTGTTTCTCGCCTAAGAGTGTAGAAACGAGAAACACTCAGAACTGGGAGCCGGGGGCGGGCGAATAGAGTTTCGCCCGGTTCGCCCCCGTCTCCACGTTGACGAGTCCTTGATCGACCATCCGCTTGAGGGCGGCGACGATGGCCTCGGTGCTGCCGGCAACCGCGTCGCAGATGGCGCGGGTGTTCATCTCGCCCGCGTCTCGGAGCGCGGTCAGAATCTCGGCAGAGATGGCGTCGAGCTTGCGCTCGGACTTCTGCTCGGAGTCCACGGGGCGCAGCTCGACGCGGGTGTGGTCGTCCAGGTCCGCGATCTCGAAGTCGCAGGCGATGGCCTGGTCGTCGGAGAGCAGGCGGGCTTTGGTGGGGACCATGCGGTAGTAGCCCGCGTGCTTCTCGATGCCGAACACCATGTCTGCGGCGGCGACGATCTCCCCGGCCCCGCGCGACCGGTCGTGGCCCACGCTGGACATCCCCTGACCGCCCTTGCGGTCGTGGTGCAGGACGATGATGGTGGCGCCCGCTTTGATGAGGATCTGGAACTTCTCGAACACCTTCCGCATCTGGCTGTTGTCGTTCTCGTCGAAGCCGTGTACGCGGGTCAGCGTGTCCACGAACACCATTCCGATGCCCTCGGCTTCGATCAGCGCCCGCGTCTTTTCCAGGTCGGCCGGCGAGTCGATCCGCAGCCCCGCCTTGTTGGTGTAGCGGAACCACGGGGAGTCCTCGCGGCCGATGCCGAGCTTGCGGATCCGGGGCAGCGCCTTGCCCACCCCCATCTCCTCGTCGATGTAGAGGCACTTGGTCTGCACCACGGGGTACTTGCCGATCCACAGGTCGCCGCGCGCGGCGGCGCGCAAGAGGTCGAGGGCGACCCAGCTCTTGCCCCCCGACGGGGCGCCCGTGATGTAGACCAGGCCCTGCTTGGGGATGCCGCCCTCCACCTGCCACGACTGGGCGCCCGCCTTCTTCTCTTCCTCCTCCATCTCCTCGAAGGTGAGGAACCGCAGGTCGCGCTCCTCCTTCTGGGGCTTGAGCGTTTCCGGCGTCTCGTCCGCGATGCCGCCGTCGGCCCACGCGGCCCACGCGCGGCTCACCTTCTCCTCCACCGCTTCCTCGGGCAGCGAGGGGCGCAGGTAGCGGCGGTTGAACGTCTGGGCCATCTCCAGACCGAACTCGTAGGGGACGCTCTTGGCCCGCAGGAACGCCACCAGGCGGAACAGGGCGTTGTCGCGCCCACCGGCAGGCCCGCCACCCTCGGGGTGCGTCTGGAACAGGTCGGACCAGGAAGGGCCACCGGAGGAACCGGCGCGGCGCACCTCCTCCTCGGTCGGGGCGAAGTCGTCGAAGTTAACAGGCATAACCAAGTCCTTTGAGGCGCGCGAGAATCTGAGCGGTATCCTCCTCGGCCCACTCGGGGCACTGCTGGAGGATGCCGCGCAGGGCGACGTTGGGGTCGGAGCAGATCCGGCCGGAGGTCATCACAAGAGGGGGTCGGAACAGCGGCAGGGCGTCCTCTTGGGCGGCGAGGAACAGGCCCACCCGCTCGTCGAACTCGGCGCCCAACTCCACCAGGTCGGCGGGCATAACGTCCTCTTCAGGCCGCGCGCCCCCCCCTGTCGTCTGAGTGTTTCTGGTTTCTGTATCCTTAGGCGAGAAACACTCAGACCGGACCGGTTGGGCCTTGCCGGGGGTGCGGACGAGAACGACCGGGGAGGGCGTCGAACCCTTGTGGTTGCGGGTGCCGGGAACGCGCAGGATGCGGGCGAGGTCGGCCGTGCTGTCGGCGTTGGGGTGCAGGCCGATCTGCCACTTGCGGCAGGCTCCGGCGAACCGCTTGCGCTCCCGCGCCGTGGTCATGGCGACCGGCTGGTCGAGTCGGACGTAGGCGTGGACGCCGTTGCCCGAGCGCACCACCATGTCGGCGGCGTCGGCCAGGGCGTCGATATCCTCGCGCCGGCCGAGCTTGTAGTCCAGGTCGGCCCAGAACCACGCGGCCGACTCGATGTACTCCGACTTGCCGCTCTTGATCGAACGGGGCAGGACGCCGACGTAGCAGTCCCAGCCCTGCGCGTCCTGCTCCATGACCATCTCCACCGCGCGACGCAGGCGCTCGCCCGAGACGGGCATCTCCAGCCACGCGGGAACCCCGGCGAACCCGCCGCGCAAGAAGCGGAACTCGGCGTAACCAGACGGGTACGGGGCGAACAGCGCCCGCAAAAACACGCCCGCCTCGCGGCAACGATCTTCGGTCATGCGACACCTCCTACTTGCACATTTGTACCGTGTTGTCTGACATTGTGCAACTTGCGGTACAATGAGGGCGTCAGAACTTGCAGGAGGAAGAACCTATGTCTTACGCTCTGGTCATGGCACGACCCACAAAGACCGCGCGGCTGACCGTGCGGCTCACCGACGAGTGCGACCGACTCATCCAGGCGCTCTGCTCCCGCTACGGCATCAGCACGGCGGCTGTGGTGGAGATGGCCGTTCGGGAGTACGCCGAGGCGCGCGAGATCAAACCGAAGGCGGGCGAGGAGGGCGGGTAGATGCGACCGTTGACCGTGGCGGATCGAGCGCCGCAGGTGGGGGACGAGATCATCAGCGCGATGTTCTCGGCGTTCGGCGCGCTGGTCGTCTACGAGAACGGCAAGGCGGGCAGGCGATGGAATGAGATAGGTGGAAGAAGCGGGCTGACTGTCGAAATCACAGCCGCCGACAACTACGTCTCCCGCGCCGACGGCGGCCCGGTGGTGGTGGAGGAGTAGATGGTGACCCTGACCTGCCGATGGGAGCCGGACCACCCAATGAACATCATCGCGCCGGGGTCGGAGCGCCTTGTAACTCCCACTGGCATCGTGCTGGCTACCGTCAAACCCTGCCAGCACAAGGAACCTGAAGGGGAATGGATCGCTTGGTCCCCCTTTGTAGGCAGTTGCTCCTGGGGTGAGGGCAAGGAGGGCACCAAGGCGCGCTTGGTGCGACGACTGGGGGTGGACGGCACCGCTCCGGTGCGAACCGCGCGGTGACAGAAACCTACCCATCGGCCCGCTCCATGACCAGTCCATCCCCGCTTGGTGTCGCCCGCACTACCATCCGGCCGACACCATCGGGCGAAACGAGCGTCACCAGGGCACCGGGCAGGGGGTTGCAGCGCGCGTCTGCGACCCCCTCGCCCGTCTCAAACGGCACCACCCCCACCACCACCCGACGCACCCAGCCCGCGCGCACATCGACCGGCACGGCGTCGTCGGACAGCGCCGGGGCGATCTGCCCGCACAAATCGATCAGGGCGCCGCTGTCGAAGCTGCGTGCCTTGGGCGGGCCGGCCTGCGCGGCTTCCAGAGCCTCGCGCGCCGCTTCCAGTTTGGCGGTGGCCGTGACCACCATCTCGACGTAGGGGGTAACGTCGCGCCCCTGCGACTCCGCGCGCACCTCTGCCGCCGCCGCCGCCTTCACATCCGACTGGGCCTTCTCTACGGCCAGCTTGAGGCTCCGCAGGTCTGCAGTCTCCCGCTGGCCCTCGACGGCCGCAGAGCGCATCACAGAGGCCACTACGGCGGGGCTGGTGGCTATCTCGCCCACCACGCCCACCACCAGCCGCTCCAAGGCCGGTCCCTGCCACCTTCGGCGGGAGCAGGTGGCAGGCTCACGCCGCCCGCCCTCGCAGGTGTAGTAGTACCCACGGGTCATCCTCGTCAGGTACAGCCCGCGCCCGCACTCGGGACACCGCAGCAGGCCCGACAGCAGCGCCCTACGGCCCGGCGCGCCCATCGTGCGACGGTTGGTCCGCAGGCGCTCCTGCGCCGCGTCCCACTCGGCCGGGCTGACGAAGGCGGGGCAGGGGATGCTCACCACCTGCGCTTCCGGCCGGGCGTGGGAGAACCGGCGCACCCGGTCCCCGTCCTCGACCTTGTGGTGGGCCTCGCGGCCGTAGACCGCCTCGCCACGGTACACAGAGTTGGAGAGGATGGTGCGGATCGTGTCGGCCCGCCACGCCTTGCCGTCCTGCCGGTAGGGCACTCCCTGGGCTTCGAGCGCGCGGGCGATCTGGCGCAGGGACTCGCCCGACAGCGCCCGACGCCAGATGTCCCTGACGATGGGCGCCTCCTCCTCGACCACGACGTACCGCCCCAGGTCGTCGGCGGTGTAGACGCTGCCGGGGTACACGTCGCTCTTGCGGACGATGTGGTAGCCCATCGGCGCCCAACGGCGAGAGGGCTGGCGACCCTCCTGCGCCCGCCTCGTCTTGGCCTCCATCGTCCTGGCGCGAATCTGCGCGCGATCGAACTGGGTGCCCGCGCGCATGATGTTGCGGGCGTACTCGTCGGCCGGCTGGCTACCGCCCGGCGTGCCGTCGCAGTAGAGTTGCACCGCGCCGCACAGGGCCAGCCTGCGCTCGATGGCCTGATGCACCCCCACGTCGCGGGCGGCCCGGTCCAGGCGCGCGAACACGAGCGCCACCGCCGACGTTGGATCTTCGGCGCGCAGGCGCTCGACGTGGGAGAGGGCGGCTTGCAGCTGCGGCCGGGCGTGGTAGTGCGCGCCGCTCTCGCCCTCCTCGCGGTAGGCGGCGGCGACGGTGTAGCCCTCGCGGGCGCACAGGTCGCGGGCGTTGGCTTCTTGGGTGTCGAGGGAGGTGCCGCGCACCTGCTCGTCGCGGGAGACGCGGAGGTAGAGAATGGATCGGTTCATCCCTGCGCCTTCCCCGCCTCCTGCCCCGTCTCCTGCGCCCGGCGCAACCACTCCCGCACCGGTTCTTCCGGCCAGCTGCCGTCGTCGTAGGGCCACCCGACGATCTTCACCGCCTCGACGATCTCTTTGGGTGCGCCGCCGTTCTCAGCGATCCTGCGGCAAACGTCCACGATGCCGCCGTACCAACCGGCGCAGTACCGCTCCTCGCTCTCTTCGCGCAGCCACGCGATAACGCACAGGCGCAGGCACGGGACCAGCAATAGTCGGTGCATATCGACTTCCGCACGCAGATCGTCGCGCTCCACCAGCAAGGCGGCGGCCTGATCCACAGCGCCATCGCGTTGCCACTTCAGGTCGGCGATCTCCGCGCGCAGGGCTTCGATCTGGCTCACTTCTGCTCCCCCTTGTCCTGCGTGGTGGTGGCTTGGTGCTGCCGGATCTCCAGTAGCAGGGCGTACCAGGGATTGAGGGCGGGCGGGGTGCCCTTGTCGGTCACTTGCCCACCTCCAGGCCGTACCACGCCGGGTGGGTGCGGGGGATGCCCAGGTACTGAAGCGTGGTGATGGCAGCCTCGTGCCACGCCCGACAGATAACGAAGTCGTAGTCGTCGCCGACCTGATCCCAGAACCACTGCTGCTCGTGGGTCAGATCGTTTCGTCCCGCCTTCATCTCGATGTAGAGGCCGCAGTAAATGTAGCCATGGCTGGCGCATGGCAGGAACAGATCCCACACGCCGGCCAGCATCCCACCGTCGCTGGCCTTCTTCCGTTGCGCCGGGGACAGCCGCGCCCCGTTGAGGCTGGAGTGGAGCAGGCGCAACTGAGGCACCGGGTGCGTGCCGTGGTTGGCCCACACGCGTGCCCACCGCATCAGGGCGACCTGCTCCCGGTGTTCGGGGTTGTCGCGGACCTGCTTGCGCGGTTCCAACTTGACCATGCCCGGCAGGACGCGCTGGGTGCGCTTGGGGGACTGGGAGCGGGGCATCAGGACCACCACCCGTGGTTCGTCCCGATGGCCTTCAGCGCCACCTCTGTCGCCTGCGCGCTCCACGCGCCCAAGAACAGCAGGTTGAACTTGTGGGGCAACTCCGACTGCGGCCCCAGTATCCCCACTGCCACCCGCTCGAACATCTGGCCGATCAGGACCAGCAGGCCGATTGCAGCCAGCAGCGCCAGGACCAAGACGGCATCCGTAGCCAGTAAAGACCAGATAGACATCAGCGTCGCCCTCCCCGCTTCTTGCGGTTGCGCGTCCCCTGCGGCCAGCGTCGCGCGGGCTTGGGCGAGGGTGGTGGCGGGGCGGCAGGCTGGGGAGGTTGCGGGGCTGGCACCGGTTCCACCTGCGCCTGCGGCGCCTCCACCACCACCACCGGGTCGGGGTCCGCAACCGGGGCGGGGGGCGCGATCTGCATAGGTTCGGGCCGATCGGTATGCACATCCGAGCCGATCTGCATATGTACTTCCGGCGGCAGGATCAGGGCATCCACCACCCGGTCGGCGGCCCGCTTCCCGTGCAGGTGGTAGGCCAGATACCAGAGGGCTTTACGGAGGTCGTCGCGCTCAAAAGTCGTCGACTTGCGGCCGGCGCGGGCGATGTACTTGACGGCGTTGCCCAGCGCGAAGCCCAGGCCCCAGTCCTCGATGGCGTCGATGGGTTCAATGCCGTGGCCGGTGTAGTGGGTGGGTCGTGTGAGGCTCATCGGGTGGCCTCCTCGGGCTTCCAAATCCGCACCTCGCCGCCGACCGCCTCCGCGTACCACTGCGCCAGCGGCAGGGAGTGGCACGGGGCGGGCGGGTCGGCGAACAGCCCGTTGCAGGGGCAGGCGATGCGGAGCAGGCCATCGGTCGCCCGCCGCGCGAGAGCCGCGATGCCCGCGTCCCTCATGCGGGGCGCATCCACCTCGTTGAGCAGGCGCAGGCACTCCGCGAACTCACGGACGCACTCGCCCGCGTCGCCGTGGACGCCCACGACGTAGGGGTTGCCCCAACGGGAGCCGCGACCGACGCTGACGTAGCCGGTGACGCCCTTGCGACGGGCGGGGACGATCTCCACGATCACAGGACCACCTCCTCGGTTTCGTGGCCCGCGATCACGCTCTCCACGTCGCGCATCGCCTCCTCCCGCGTTGGGTGCCACTGCACCAGGGCCATGACGCAGTGGACGGCGGCCATGTACCCGCCTCGCGGCTGGCCCGACGGCGCGACGTGCCCGACGCGGAGCAGTCCCAACCGCAGCTCGTAGCCGGGGCCACGGTCGGAGTCGATCCAGTTGCGGCACTCCGTCCAGACGGCGGGAAGGGAGACGGTTCGGATGGGGGTACTCACGCCGCACCCCCTTCCCGCTCGGCGGCAACCCGCTCGGACTGGGAGCGCAGGCGGGGCGTGGGGGTAGCCTTCAGCCGCTCCACCTCGGCGTACAGGTCTTCAATCCGATTGTCGAGACGCATCTTTGTGCGGTCGCGGTCGTCCAGCAACGCGCGCAAGTCTCTCACCTCACCGGTGCGCTCTCGCAGGTCGGTGTACGCCTCCTCCAGACGCCCCTCCAAGCGGTTGATCTGGAGGCGCAGTTCGGCGTTCTCGGCGCGCAGGGCGTCGCGCTCGGCCAGCAGTTCCTCCCCGGCCCGGATCGCTGCTCCGATCACCATGTCGCTGTCGCTCGACTCATCGACGGGGACGCGCATCGTCCATCGGCGCTCCCCACGGCACAGCCCAACCACCTCGGCATGGGCGCGCTCGAATATCTCCTCCTCGTTCACTTCGCTACCTCCAGGTACTCGGTCACCCCCGCCAGCCCCACCGCTCCCCGGACGATCCGGGGCCACACGGCGAGGCACAGGGCGAGTAGCACGACGACGATCACTGCGCCGCCGCAGAGGGCGAGGACGGGGCGTAGCGCGCTCATTCGGACGCCTCCCCTCGGGCCTTGGCGAGAGCGGCGCGGGCGGCTTCCTGGCGGGCCAGAACGCGCTTAGTGGCCGCGTTGTGGAGGTCGATGGCGCACTTCACATCCAGCGACAGAACCACGTCGCCCGCGTGTTCGTCGGAGGTCAACGCCTCCAGCGCCTCGTACAGGTCGGGCGCCGCGGCGATGAGGTGGGCGTTGGCGAACGGAGCGTTTCGGTCGTCGTCCTGGATCGCGCATCCGTGCCCCCGCACGATCTCCTCGCCGTGCGCAGGATCACCGAGCGCAACGACGATCCGAGCCCTCTGGCGCCGCTCGGTTTTGTCTTCAAACACAGAGCTACGCCATGCGCGCCACGGCCCCGGCGTCCAAGGGCGCTTCGTGTCGCTCACAGCACACCTCCCACCAGGCCGGAGCCGACCATCAGAGCCATGACCACCCCCACCACCACCACCAGCGTCTCGACGACACGGCGGCGCAGGCGGGCCCGGCGGCGGTCGTTGGCGGCGACGCTGACCACCTTGGGGGCCACGGCGCGGCGCACCGGCTCGGGCCGCACCTCGCGGGCAAGCCGCGCCCAGCCGGGATGGTCGGCGGGGGGCAGCGGGCGCGGCTCGCCCGCGAGGTGCTGGTAGGCGACCCATCCGCCTTCCAGCAGGTCGGCGGCAGAGATCACCGGCCGGGGCTTGCGGCGGCGCTCGGTGGTGGTGGTGGGGATCATCGGGGGCATCACAGCGCCACCTCCCCATCGCGCCCCTGCTCACGCCGCGACAATTCCTGGGGCGTGATTCCCAGTCGTTCCGCCTCCTGGCGGATGGTCAGGCCGCGCGCGATCCGGTCGGCGCGCATCGCATCCCCGACGGCCATCCGGTCGATATGTCCCCTCGCAGACTCCGAATCCATCCGCCCCGACCCGTCGCAGTCCTTGCAGGGGGACCATCGCATCCCGCCGAACGCGCGACCGTCGGCGGTACGGCCATCCACGAACCCGTACGCGCCCCCATACCCATAGCAGCGAGGGCAGGCAGTAGTGTCGCTCACAGCGCCACCACCTTCCCGTGCCCGCCGCAGTCGGGGCAGTCCTCGTCGGGGACGAAGCCGTGGGGACGCCCACCGCAGTCGGGGCAGGGAATGATCTCCCCGTCCAACCACGCCAGCCCCTCCCCCTCGCACTCCACGCAGCGGGTGCAGTCGCAGTCCACCAGATCCGCCTCTGCCCAGTCGTCGGTGCCGGGGATGCGGGTGCGGACCAGGCTGGTTGCCGGGCGGGGAGTCAGCCCGCCCGGCTGGGTGTTACCGGCCAGGTCGTTTCCAATGCCGCCGACCGGCGTCAGGTCCGGTCGATCCCCCGATGCGGCGTGGTGGGCGGGGGACGAAGAAGCCCCGGTCGTCACGACGACCGGGGAGCCCGCGGGGTCAAGGAGACCGGGAACCCCCGCGAGGGAGAGGGCAGTGGTGGGCAAAAGCCCGAGGGTGAGGAGGGCGTCCATCAGGCCGCCTCCCCCATCGTGCGGGTCTCGCAGCCGCAGGGGCAGACCGCCACGCGCCACGACCGGCCGTAGGATCCGCTCTGGACGTAGGACCAGGACGGCGCGCCGCAGCAGGGACATTCCCCGTCGAACCACTCCGCCTCCGGCCGGCAGGGGTGCAGTGCCGACGCCTTCGCGATCCGCCGCGCGGCGACCAGGTGGGAGCAGGTCGCGGTGGCCGCGCAGCTGCACTGGTCGGTCACCAGATTGACGAGATAGGTCTGCCCGTCCGGGCCGGTGCATGTGTAGCTCTGATCGTCGCGGCGGGCGAACCGGTAGCCGTTGGTCAGCAGGCGGCGCCCCTTGCGGACGGCGAAGGGCAGGCTGGTGTCGGGATCGAGGGCCACGAGCAGCCGGGGGCGCGGGGCGTCACCGGCGATGGTGGCGCGCACCCGGACGGCGCGGCCGGCGGGCTGGCCGTTGGGGATGCGGGCGGGTAGAGTGGTGGTGGTCATCGTAGGGTCTGTTCCTTCGGTGGTCGTGGGGCGCTCTTGCCCCCGATGGATCGATCCCGCCCTGCCCGGCGGATCCTCTCGGTCATCTCCAAGATGAAACGCTTGTCCTGGACGTCCATCCCCCCGACGTTGCGGATGATGAGCTGGTCCAGGTCGTCGGCCTCGCGCGTCATCTCTACGGCGGGGTCCTCCGGCAGATCGTAACCCGCCGCCTTGAGCGCCCCATCCACATCGCCGAGTTCACGCCCAATCGACAGGGCCAGGTCAAAGCCAGGCCGCGCGCTCGTCGGGTACTTCGCTGGGGAGCCGCGCAGGATCTTCCACAGGTGGGAGTAATCCGCGTCGACCATCCGGCTCAGTTCCGCCAGCGTGATCCCACGCCGGTCAAGCGCCTGCTCCAGCCACTCCTGGAACGGGCCGTGCTTGCGCGCAGGAGGGGTCCTAGCCATCAGGCCACCCCTGTTCGCGCGCGGACAAACTGCGATCGCAACACGCATTGACTGTAGTCCCCCTATTGCACTATTGCAATATGAACGTGTGCAGTCTGCAATGTTGCATTAATGCGTAAAATTCGGTACGATTTGGTCATGAGCAACAGACGCGGGCGCACTCCCTCGCCGCGCCTCACCCGTCTTTCCGAGCTGCGATCCCAGAAACGGATGACCCGCGTGCGCCTCGCGGAGTTGGCAGGCGTTGACTACTCCACTCTTTGGAGAATCGAAAACGGCAGGCACGGCGCCTGCACGGCGACCGCGGCGAAGATCGCCCAGGCGCTCGAAGTCGAACCCGAAGAGCTGGTGGCGGCCCCCTGAAAAACATTGCACTAATTCATTGAATCCGCTTGCCTGATCATTGAATTAATGCAATAATTAGGCATCGAAGACAAAAGGGGCGGGGTGCTGTGAACAGAGGGCCGACGAGGGGGAGAACCCGACGCGGGGTGGGGAGTGAGGGTAAGCAGACAGCGCCTGCAGAGCGTAGTAC